ACTGGCGCAGGTCATGGAGGCCGAGACGGCAGAAGGGCGGGCTCGCATCGAGCAGGCTCAGGCGGCGCAGCGGGCAGCCGCATCAGGGAAAACATTCATCGCCTCACTGGAGGATCAGACAGCTGCAATCGGAAAAACTCGCGCCGAAATCCTTGAGCTAAAAGCCGCACAGTTGGGAGTGACGCAGCAGGCCGCTCCGATGATCGCCAAACTGAAGGAACAAGAAAACGTCTGGAAGAACGGCGCGATCAGTGCGGGGCAGTATCGTAATGCGATGCGTTACCTGCCAATGCAAATGACCGACATCGTTACCTCACTTGCATCTGGTATGCCGATATACATGGTTGCGATCCAGCAGGGCGGTCAACTGCGCGATACGTTCGGCGGAGTGGGTAATGCGCTGAAAGCCATTCTTTCGCTAGTAACGCCGGCGAAGCTGGCTTTAGGGGGAATGATTGGTGTTGCTGGCCTGCTGGTCGCTGCCTGGTATAAAGGTTCACAAGAGGCATCCGAATATAACAAACAGCTGATACTGACCGGCAATTATGCGGGAAAAACTGCCGCACAGCTGTCTGCACTGGCAAAGTCTCTATCTCGTGGCGGGATCAACCAATACGCGGCTTCTTCTGTTCTGGCTCAGGTGGTGGGTTCTGGAAAGTTTGATGTAAGCAAGCTTGAGACAGTGAGCCGCGCGGCAGTTGCGATGGAGCAGGCCACCGGACAAGCGGTGGATAAAACCATCGCTAACTTCCAGAAGCTGTTCTCCGAGCCAACCAAAGCATCACAAGAGCTGAACAACCAACTGCATTACCTGACAGCAGCGCAGTTTGAATACATTTCTTCGCTGGAACGCCGTGGCGATAAAGAGACAGCAGGGCAAGTAGCCGCTGATGCTTTCAGCCAGGCAGAACAACGCAGAAGCCAGCAGATCCTCGCTAATCTCGGTCTGGTTGAGAGAGCTGCTCTTTCTGCCCGCAATGCTTTCAAAGGGATGTGGGACGAGTTGCTCAACATCGGGCGTCCGAACGCACCACAAGACATGCTGGCGAATATGCAAGCTGAACTGGCGGAGCGTGAAAGCAAGGTATTACCTGAACGCCAGAGGATGGGTTACGGCTACAACTACGACACCAGCTCGCAGGACCGCGATTACGATAATCGGCGTAAAGCCCAGTTGGCAGCCATTGCATCGTTGAAAGCCCAGATTAACCCCATGCTTGGGGCCATCACTCTTCAGGAAGACCTGAATGTTGTTGCCTCTACAGGCAATAAGATTAACGAAGAAGCGATAACTGCCCAACAGATCATGAATCGCTATCTTGATGCCGGGACTGAAGCTACGGAGAAGCGCCGTCAGGCTCAGGACGAACTAAATAAAGCGATTGCAGATAATGCCAGGGCTGCCAAAAACGGCACGGCGACACTTTGGACGGCTGAGGACATTGCCAAGGCGCGAGCCGGGATCGAGAAGCTTTATAGAGACCCCAAAACGCCAAAAGCGAAAGGGGAAACAGTCTCGTCCGGTCTGCGAGCTGAGGATTCTGCTCAATCTGAATTGCTGGCGCTTCAGGCGCAGCTGTACGCCCTGCAAAAGCACAGTGACCTGAACGAAACCATAAGCCAACAGCGCAAAAGCTTATGGACTACTGAAGCAAGGTTCCAGGTACTGGAGGAGGCTTCGCGCTCGCGCGTTTTGACGAAGCAGGAGCAATCCCTTCTGGCGAGCAAAGACCAGGTGCTGCAACTGGCGAGGCAGAAAGCGCTTTTAGGTGATCAGATCACCGCCCAGGAGCAGTTGAACAAGCGGATGGATACGGCACAGAAGTACGCCACGCAGATGTCCGAGAAGCAGGCCGCATTAACAGGCGGGGCCGGGATGAGCGACCGACAGGCGCAGCGGGAACTGGCTAAAAGTCAGCTTGCCGCCGGCTGGCAGAATTCAGGTGGTTCTCTGGCGGATGAGGGCTACCTGAAACAGATTAAGGCTGCGACCGACTATTACGATGCAGAAGACCAGATGCGTGGTGACTGGCTGACCGGCGCGAAAAAGGGCTGGAGCGAGTTTGAAGACAGCGCAACCAATGTTTATGGTCAGATGCAAAACATTTCCCAGTCTGCATTTACGGGGATGGCTTCAACGCTCACGGACTTTTTCACCACAGGCAAAGCTAGCTTTAGCGACTTCCTGACAACGTTCCTTAAGGGCATTGCGCAAATGCTGGTCCAGTTGGCTATGGTCAACAGTATGAAATCAGCGTTTGGAGGGACGGCTGTTGGGGCCTTTTTCGGTTTTTCTCAGGGTGGGCTGGTCCCGGCATTCGACAGCGGGGGCTATACCGGCGATGGTGGAAAATATCAGCCGAAAGGTGTCGTGCATGGCGGCGAGTTTGTCTTTACCAAAGAAGCGACCAGCGCGATTGGTGTCGGCAATCTTTACGCGATGATGCGCGGCGCTCAGGGTTACGCTGATGGCGGTTATGTTGGTAATGCGCCTATGTATGGACTGCAATCCGCTGGCGCTGGTGGTATCACGGTTCAAACCTCAGTTGTCGTGCAGAACCAGAACTCACAGCAGAAAACTTCGGGTAATGACGAAGCGATTTCCCGGGCATACAAACAGACCATTGATCAGTCTGTCCGGTCAGGTATTGCCAAGCAACTTCAACCAGGCGGATTGATCTGGAATGCTACAAGATCACGATAATCCGTTTCGATGGGTTCTGTCATTTCCTGAACCCTGATATTCTTTTGGCTTACTAATAGTAGGGGATAGGGATATGCGAAAATTACTGCTTTTAAGCTTTACCATGCTTTCTTTTTCAGCGCTGGCAGGGGCGAATCAAATTCAGGTACCTACTGATTCGAATGCAACTTATACGTTGTTGGAAAAAGGTTCTCAGGGATCACTTCGAACCATTACGACAAAAAGAGAAGGTCCATCAGGTGTTTCGTTTTCACAGCGAATTTATGACTGTGATTTAAGCGAAGTAAAGTATCTCGGCTCTGGTGATACCTTGGAAGAAATGAAGAATTCGCAGCCTGATCCAAATATGGCACCAATAGTAAGCGAGTCGATAGCTTATTATTTAGGCAAAGAAGCCTGCAAGTAACCTGACCCGCTCCGGCGGGTTTTTTTATGCCCGGAGGATATGTGGCGATCCAAACATTCACTTGGCGAACCCAGATTCAGGCAGGCATGGAGGGCGAGTTTAGTTACTTCACTCGTGCCGCATCTTTCGGTGACGGCTACGAGCAGATTGCAGGTGAGGGTATCAATCCCGAAAAGCAGTCCTGGCCAATAACATTCACAGGTAAAAAAGCAGAGATGCTAGCCGCCCTGAATTTCTGCCGTTCGCACATCACAAAATCGTTTATATGGACATCACCAATTGGCGAGGTGGGACTTTACCGCGTTGAGGCTGATTCAGTGAAAGCGCAACCCCTCTCGAGCAAAGTAATAACCATAACCGCTACTTTCAAGCAGGCATATGCACCATGATCACAGAAGATTACCAGCGACTCGAACCGGGCAATAAAATTCGCCTCATTGAGGTTGATGGCTCCACATTTGGTGTCGATGACGTACTGCGTTTTCATGCGTACAACTTGCCCCATACAACTGATGAAATTGCCGCTGCTGGTGGGGATGAAACGAAACTTGTAGCAAAGAGTATCTGGTGGCAGGGAAAAGAATATGCCGCATGGCCATACCAGCTCGAAGGGCTTGAGGCATCAACCGACGGCAGCAACGCACAGCCGACCCTGACGGTGGCAAACATCGACAGCTCGATCACTGCGCTCTGTCTGGTCTACGACGACATGCTCCAGGCGAAGGTTACTATTCACGATACTTTTGCCCATTATCTGGATGCTAGAAACTTTCCTGAAGGAAACGCTACGGCTGATCCGCTGCAGGTCAGAAAACGGGTGTTCTACATTGATGGAAAGAACAACGAACTGGCGGGGGAAAGCGTCGAGTTTATTCTCACTAGCCCGATGGATCTTCAGGGATTAATGATACCGACGCGTCAACTCCACTCGCTATGTACCTGGTGTATTCGCAACAAGTATCGCTCGGGTGACGGGTGCGATTACGCCGGCGCCAGTTACTTCGACCTGAACAATAATCCGGTAGACGATCCGTCGCTAGATGCCTGCAATGGCACACTGACCGCATGCAGAATGAGGTTTGGTGAGAATGAAGAATTACCCTTTGGTGGCTTTCCGGGGACTTCCCTAATCAGGAGTTGAACATGCGTCAGAAAACGATAAACGCCGTCATGGCTCATGCTGCTGCAGAGTATCCGCGTGAGAGCTGCGGAGTGGTTGCTCAGAAAAGCCGGGTGGAACGCTATTTTCCTTGCCGCAACCTGGCGTCAGAGCCGACAGAGCAGTTTCTTCTTTCGCCCGAGGATTACGTCGCAGCTGAAGATTGGGGAACGGTGATTGCCATAGTTCATAGCCATCCTGACGCGACGACTCAACCAAGCGAGCTGGATAAAGCGCAGTGTGATGCAACTCTGGTGCCGTGGCATATCGTCAGCTGGCCTGAGGGTGATTTACGTACCATCCAGCCGCGCGGTGAACTCCCGCTGCTGCAGCGCCCCTTTGTGCTCGGCCATTTCGACTGTTGGGGGCTTGTGATGAGCTATTTTCGTCAAACCCATGGCATTAAGTTGACCGACTATCGTGTGGATTATCCGTGGTGGGAGGACCGCTATTCGGACAACTTCTACCAGGAATGCTGGTATGAATGCGGTTTCCGCGAATTTGACGGTCCACCGCAAGCTGGTGACATGGTTATCATGCAAGTGCAGGCTGATAAGTGGAACCATGCGGGCATCCTACTGGAAGGGAATATGCTGCTTCATCATCTTTACGGCCACCTCAGTCAGCGTGTGCCTTACGGCGGGTACTGGCGGGAACGAACAATGAAAACCCTCAGATACAAAGATTTATCAGGGCGGGGTGACGATGACTGAACCATTACGGAAGGTTCGCCTTTATGGGGTGCTTGGCGCGACTTTTGGTCGTGAATACAAGCTCTCAGTTGCATCACCAAAAGAAGCTATCCGAGCGCTCTGTGTGATTGTTCCCGGTTTCGAACGTTTCCTGAATACCAGTAAACAACGCGGTCTAACCTACGCCGTTTTCAGTGGGAAGCGCAATCTTATCTCTGATGAGCTCGATATGGATAAAGGCTGTGAAGATATTCGTATCGCGCCTGTTGTCATCGGCAGTAAGAAAGCGGGCGCGTTCCAGACCATTCTCGGTGCGGTACTGGTCGTCGTCGGTGTCGCGATTGGCTACTTCTCTGGCGGCACGCTATCAGCGGCAGGTTACGGCGTAGCGAAGTTCGGTGCTGCAATGATGATCGGCGGCGTTGTACAAATGATGTCGCCGCAGACGGCGGGCCTCGCCAGTAAGCAGTCAGCAGATAATCAGGCCAGTTACGCATTTGGCGGTGTGACCAACACCACTGCACAAGGCAATCCGGTCCCACTGCTCTACGGCAAACGTCGCATCGGCGGTGCGATCGTTTCCGCTGGAATTTACGTCGAAGACCAGCAATAACCCCAATTAATTATTTCAGGCCACCTTCGGGTGGCTTTTTTTATGGGCGTGATATGGAAAAAGTTAATCCGATAAAAGGCCGCAAGGGAGGTAGCTCGAGCTCACGAACTCCGACAGAACAACCGGACGATCTGCAGTCTGTGGCAAAGGCGAAAATCCTCATCGCGCTTGGAGAGGGAGAGTTCGCTGGCCACCTCACTGGAAAGGATATTTATCTGGATGGTACCGCGATCGAGAACGCAGACGGTTCGCAGAATTTCAGCGGCGTAACGTGGGAGTTCCGACCGGGAACGCAGGCTCAGAAATACATCCAGGGTATTCCCGGAACCGAAAATGAAATCAGTGTGGGCAATGAGGTCTCAAGTGAAACTGCCTGGACGCGCACTTTCACCAACACACAGCTATCAGCCGTCCGGCTGCGCCTGAAGTGGCCCTCTCTTTTTAAGCAAGAGAATGACGGTGATCTGGTCGGTTACTCGGTGAACTATGCAATTGACCTGCAGACGAACGGCGGTACATGGCAGACCGTGCTCAACACCAGCGTGACCGGGAAAACGACCTCCGGTTACGAGCGCAGCCACCGTATCGATTTACCGCAGGCGGGCAGCACCTGGACGCTTCGTCTGCGCAAGATAACCGCTGACGCAAATAGCGCGAAAATCGGCGATGTAATGACGCTGCAAAGCTTTACTGAGGTGATTGACGCAAAACTGCGTTACCCGAATACGGCGTTGCTCTATATCGAGTTTGACTCAAGCCAGTTCAACGGCTCCATCCCTCAGATTTCCTGCGAGCCTCGCGGACGCGTAATCCGTGTTCCCGATACCTACGATCCCGATACTCGAACCTACAGCGGTACCTGGACGGGCACGTTTAAGTGGGCGTGGACGGATAATCCTGCATGGATTTTTTACGATCTGGTGGTCACTGACCGCTTCGGCTTAGGCAATCGTCTCACTGCAGCCAATATCGACAAATGGTCGCTTTACCAGGTTGCACAGTACTGCGATCAGCAGGTACCAGACGGCAAGGGCGGGAATGGTACCGAGCCGCGATATACCTGCAACGTCTACATTCAGGACAGAAACGACGCCTACACCGTGCTGCGAGACTTCGCGGCTATATTCCGCGGCATGACCTATTGGGGTGATGATCAGATTGTCTGCCTCGCGGACATGCCGCGGGATGTCGACTTCAGTTACACCCACGCCAATGTTGTCGAAGGTAAATTCACCTACTCCAGTAGCACGACCAAGAGCAGGTACACAAACGCGCTGGTCTCATGGTCCGATCCAGATAATGCCTTCGCTGATGCTATGGAGCCGGTTTTTGAACAGGCATTGGTGGCGCGCTATGGCTTCAACCAGCTCGAACTGACGGCCATTGGTTGCACCAGACAATCGGAGGCGAACCGAAAAGGGCGCTGGGGCATTCTCACAAATAACAAAGACCGTGTGGTGACCTTTAATGTCGGGTTGGACGGCAATATTCCACAACCAGGATATGTCATCGCTGTGGCAGACAGGAACCTTTCCGGGCGTGATCTGGGCGGAAGAGTCGCCAGTGCAAATGGCCGGGTTATCACTCTTGATCGTGGTCCTGGTGCCGCGGCAGGAGACAGGCTAATCGTTAACCTGCCTTCCGGTGTTTCTCAGTCACGCACTATCCAGGCGATTTCTGATAAAGCGGTCACTGTCACCACGTCGTATAGCGAAACACCAAACGCTGAAGCTGTCTGGTTGTTAGAGAGTGATGAACTTTACTCGCAGCAATACCGTGTAGTTAGCGTGACGGACAATGATGATGGGACATTTACCATCGCCGGAGCTAATCACGATCCAGATAAATACGCCCGCATTGATACAGGGGCGATCATCGACCAGCGCCCGATAAGTGTTATTCCTCCCGGCAATCAGGCGCCGCCAGCAAACATCGTGATCAACTCCTTCTCGATGGTTCAGCAGAATATCAGCGTTGAAACAATGCGCGTCAGTTGGGACCAGGCGCAGAATGCTATCGCCTATGAAGCGCAGTGGCGCCGCAACGACGGAAACTGGGTGAACGTACCGCGCAGCTCCACTACGTCTTTTGACGTACCGGGTATTTACGCCGGGCGCTACCTGGTGCGTGTGCGCGCCATCAATGCCGCAGAAATTTCATCCGGCTGGAGCTATTCAGAAGAGAAAACGCTGACGGGTAAAGTAGGCAATCCACCGAAGCCAGTTGGCTTTATCGCTTCTGAAAACGTGGTGTTTGGAATCGAGCTGAACTGGGGGTTCCCGGCGAACACCGACGATACGTTAAAGACGGAAATCCATTACAGCCTGACCGGGGCCGAAGATGATGCGATGCTGCTGGCTGATGTGCCTTACCCGCAGCGCAAATATCAGCAGATGGGCCTCAAGGCGGGACAGATTTTCTGGTACCGAGCGCAGCTGGTGGACAGAACCGGAAACGAATCAGGGTACACAGACTGGGTGCGAGGGCAGGCCAGTATCGATGTTTCTGACATCACTGATGTAATACTGGAAGATATCAAAGAATCGGACACGTTTAAGGGCCTGATCGAGAGCGCCGTAGACGGCAACGAAAAAATTGCTGGCATGGCCGACGACATCAAACAAAACGCCGACGAGCTTGCACAGCAGGCTCTGGCCATTCAGGAGAATACTGACGGGCTGGCGCAGGCCGCTGTGAAAATCGATGAGATATCTGTATCGATGGACGGTATGACAGGCGGAGTCAAAAACTCCTCCATTGCCGTTATTCAGAATAGCCTGGCACAGGTGACAACCCGCCGCTCTCAGACTGCGACGAACGCCGGGAATAGCGCCAGCATTGACCGCATCGACACCACCATTGCTGATACCAGTGAGGCGGTATCCCGTGCGCTGGTCACGCTCGATGCGTCTGCAGGTGGCAATGTATCCAACTCAACGGACCTCACTGAAACCTTAGCGAACTTTACCCAGGCCTCGGCCATAAAGATTAATTCTTTGACGGTGACAGTGAACGGCCAGACAGCGGCGATTAACCAGACGTCGCAGGCGGTTGCTGATGTGAACGGTAACCTCAGCGCGATGTACAACATCAAGGTAGCGGTGGACGCTAACGGTCGACAGTATGCCGCCGGAATGGGGATCGGCGTCGAAAATACGCCTTCAGGAATGCAGTCTCAGGTGCTGTTCCTGGCCGATCGGTTTGCAGTGATGGCGCAGGCCGGGGGAACGGTGACGCTTCCGTTCGTCATACAGAATGGACAAACGATCATCAGGGATACCGTTATCGGTGATGGGACCATTTCTAATGCCAAAATCGGCAACTATATCCAGTCCAATAACTACGTCGCAGGCTCTGCAGGCTGGAAGCTTGATAAGGGTGGAACGTTCGAAATTAACGGCGTGGCCGGGGGCGGAAGGATGCTGATATCGAGCACTCTCCTACGCATCTACGACAGCAACAACGTGCTGCGCGTCAGAATGGGGTTATGGTAATGCCACAGGGTTTGCAATGTTGGGATAGTGCAGGGCGGGTTGCAGTTGATTTAAGTGATTACGCGATCCGTTACATGGGCAGTGCATCGGTTTCGCTTACCGCAGGAGAAACGTCAAAAAATGTCGCTTTTTCTGGCGCAACGCAGGACGGGACGCTTGTCACAATCGTTTCAACCGGCGTGACTGTAAACGAGTATTTTTGCCGCGCTTATAACGGCGGCTTTAGCCTCTACTATCTCCCCGCGGGTGGAAGTCCCGCAATCACTCTCAGTGTAGAGGTTTATAACTTTCAATGAGCGGATTCGAAGTTTACAACAGCGCCGGTAAACTGCTGGTGGATTCACAAAACAGATCGACCCTGTTTTACGATCAGCGCGCGCTGGGTGCCGTCACCGATAAAGGCACCTACCGCGTTAACAGCCCGTTTGGTGATGGCAGTACGCTCGGCTTTACTCAGCAGTCATTCTGGAATGACGGCCGTTTAAGGTGGCTGCAACTGGGCACGAACAAATACGGTTTTCCTGGTGCTGATATGCTGGAAGATAATGCGGGTAGCATGATACGAACTGCGCGCAATATTGGCATCCAGAGCGGTTATCTCGATGTGTTTGATAGTGCTGGCAACCTTATCTGGAGCGCTGCTTCAGCCTCGAAGATGCCAAGAGTCGTTGGTTTTTTTGACGTGCCAGCGAACTATGACCTGCAGAACAATACCTTTTCAGTGAGTCTCAGCTTCACTCCCTGGATTCTGGTAAACAACTGCCCGGGAAACCTCAGCGATGATGGTACGGTTGTCGGGTATTCAGGTGTGGTGCTCAAATGGACTGGCTCTCAGCTGCAGGGCAGATATATTTCAAAAAATCAGCGCAGCTGGAGCCAGACGTTTCAGGGGCGTGGGTTAAGAATCCCCATCGCTCAGTTTGTGGGTATTTGATGCTGGAGGGACGCGAGGGTAATGAGTTGCAATCATATTTTGCTTCACGCCCTTTGCTGAATTAAAACGATAAACAATATCGAGCATATCCGTTTTTTTATAGCAAATATTAGGCAGTCGTTTATTTACATGGCGGCTAAATAGTCCATTGCTGCTGTCTGAAATAACTTCCATTTTTCTGGTGGCACAGTCGATATTTACGTGGATATCACCACCTAGGGATAAACGAGCGGCATCAACCGGATAATCCATCTGGAATGCGTAATCTGTCTGTTTGTCTGTACATCCAGCCAGCAGCAAAAGCACTGCAGCAAATAAAAGCTTCATCTCAACATTCCTGTAAGTGCGGGGATTTCCATTTTATTAGGGTTTAAAAATTAGTCAGATTGATATGAACGATCAATTTTACTTTATTGATCGCTTTTAACGATCGTTATTATCGTGAGGTAGTTCATGCTTTATAACACTGGCAATATCGCAATTAACGGAAATAATGCAACCGGCAACGGCACAAACTGGACTGCGCCTGCTAGTCAAATCCGAGCAGGGCAAACTATTCTCGTTCTCTCAAACCCGGTACAGATGTTTCAGATCATCACCGTTAACAGCGCAACATCACTCACTGTTACACCCGCGGCGTCACCGGCGCTGACCGGTCAGAAATATGGCATCCTCGTTACAGATGGCCTTTCAGTCGATGGACTGGCACAAAGCATTTCGCAACTGATCAACGAATACGATGAGAATATTGGTGCGTGGGAGAGTTTTGCCAGCACGACCGCGAATCAAAACGTGACCGTGACGATTAACGGTGTGAGCGTAACGATTCCCGCTATCGGTAAACTTCTGCAAAAAGGGTCGAATGGGGCACTCCCGATTAACCAAGGTGGTACTGGCGCAACGACCAAAGAAGACGCTCGCACAAACCTCGGTTTAGGAGACAGTGCGACGAAGACCGTTGGAATCGCTGCAGGGAACGTCATGCAAGTTGGGGCTTTCGGTTTAGGCTCTCTTCAGCAGAATAAGCCAAATGATGCAAGTGCATCGTTTATCAGTGATGCCGATGGTAATACTGTCTGGGCTCCCGCAAATGGTTGTGGTTACCAAAGCTCTTACACTATGCAGCGAATTGCTCAAATGTGGGTAACGTCTAACGGTGCGGGTTACAGCCGTTTTTTAACAAATACTAATCCTCAGACGCCGAAAACAGATGTGCCTTGGACAGTTTTTCAGGCGGCGGGAACTTCTGACATCAACTTCAAAAAGGTGACAGGGGAACTTGATTTAAACGAGTCTCTATCCAACATAGAGACAATGGATTTCAAAACCTTCTATTACCTTGCTGATGAGGATAAAACGGTTCGCCGAGGAGTCATTGCTCAGGAGCTCGAAAAAGTAGATCCCCAGTATGTTCATTCATCTGAAGAATCAGGGAAAATGACACTCGACCTTAATCCATTGGTACTCGATGCGCTTGCTGCGATTAAAGCACTGGCAATCCGTGTTCGCGAGTTAGAAGCAAACGCTACTACGACGGAGGCAGAATCATTTTTTGGTTAAAGTTTGAATCGTCAGGCATCTCGACCCTTATGGAAACAAACTGATCCGGCGGTATATCGATCGGGTCACCGTCGCTTATACCTTGCAGTTCGTTTCTGGCGAATTTAGGTGCAGCTGGATATGTGCGATGGAAAGTTTTTACCAACACAGAGCCATCGGCATTTACCTCATAGTCTAACCAGATGAGAGGTTGCTTATTGCGGTCAGTAGGTATTTCAAAACCACCATCTATACCGCCCCACGCAGCGTCTGCATTCATCCCCATACAACCTTCGATTAGGTACAGACCAACTGCTAGACGCGAAGCAGTGCAGCCGTCCGATTCATCGTTTACCACGTAACTGCCATCATGGCTTATTTGAACAACTGGAGAGGCAGCTTTAAGTGTTCCGTCGCTGGTTCTAGTAGTGTTAGCTGTAGAATACAGTTCTGACCAGACCCCCCCCTGATAATTGCCGTAGGTACGAATAAAACCACGGGCCTTCCCACCCGCAGTCATTGCCAGATCGGAACCGTATGATCCCTGGGGAATATGAAGTACTGTTACCCCCGTTGTGCCGGCTGGGTTGTAATCGGCTGCACCCTGTATTGAAAGTAAGGATGAAACCGAATTCCCAGTCGCATCCATGTACGGAGTATTTTGGACACCCAACCCGAAAGCCCCAACTTGCATGACGTTCCCTGCAGCGATTCCAACGGTCTTCGTCGCACTGTCTCCTAAACCGACGTTTTATATAATCATTTTTAGTCGTGTAGCTGATAATCAATCCTCATTTTTCGATGATTAAAGGCGATTGAAAAACATGCTAATTGGCTATGTAAGGGTGTCAACTAATGACCAAAATACCGATCTGCAGCGACAGGCACTTGAACGAGCAGGATGCGACCAGATATTCGAAGAAAAAATGAGCGGGACGGTGGCTAATCGCCCAGTAATAAAAAAGCTGCTTCGGACGTTAAACGAGGGCGATACGCTGGTGGTCTGGAAGCTGGATCGACTGGGCCGAAGTATGCGGAATCTTGTACTTTTGGTAGATGAATTGCGGCAGCGCGGAATTCATTTCCGTAGCCTCACTGACAGCATCGACACTTCCAGCCCGATGGGCCGATTCATATTTCACATCATGTCAGCACTGGCGGAAATGGAAAGAGAGTTGATTGTTGAACGCACCCGGGCAGGATTAGCAGCAGCGCGCGAAAATGGTCGGATAGGCGGCAGGCGTCCGAAACTTTCCCCGGAGCAATGGGCACAAGCTGGACGACTCGTTGCGAACGGCATCAACCGCAAGCAAGTCGCATTAATTTACGACGTAGCAGTCTGCACATTGTATAAAAAATTCCCGGCAGGAAAGCCGAATGGCTACGAACAATAGGCGGGCCGAAAAATTTACAAAAGCATATTTGTCGATGCATGAGAAGGTTACGAGCAAACAGCTTAAGCATTAATCAGTAGGCTTCACAGTGCACCTTGATCAGAATTCCCCATTCAACTACTGTATATAAAAACAGTATCGAGGCGTGCATTATGAAGTTGTACAGACCAGCAGAGTTACGTGAAGTCATTGCCATCCCGCTTTTCAGCGACTTAGTGCAATGTGGGTTTCCCAGCCCGGCAGCGGATTATGTCGAGCAGCGTATCGATCTCAATGAATTAATGATCCAACACCCGAGTTCAACCTACTTCCTGAAGGCTGCCGGGGACTCTATGATCGATGCGGGAATTGGTGATGGTGATCTGCTGGTGGTTGACAGTTCCATTACAGCAGATCATGGAGATATCGTGATCGCCGCAGTGGAAGGGGAGTTTACAGTAAAACGCCTGCAGCTTCGGCCGACTGTCCAGCTTAACCCAATGAACAGCGCTTACAGCCCGATTATCGTTGGCAATGAAGACACCCTGGACGTTTTTGGTGTAGTGACTTTTATCGTTAAATCGGCGAGTTGAAGTATGTTCGCGCTCTGTGATGTGAATTCCTTCTATGCATCATGTGAAACGGTATTTAGACCGGATCTGAGAGGTCGGCCAGTTGTCGTTCTCTCGAATAATGATGGCTGCGTGATAGCCCGCAGTGCTGAGGCCAAAGCGGCAGGAATAACGATGGGGGAGCCTTTCTTTAAGCAAAAGGACCTTTTCCGGCGTGCTGGCGTTGTCTGCTTCAGCAGTAATTACGAGTTGTACGCCGATATGAGTCAACGCGTGATGACAACGCTGGAGGAAATGAGCCCTCGCGTGGAAATTTATAGCATTGACGAGGCCTTTTGTGATCTGACCGGCGTCCGAAATTGCCGGGACCTGTCGGATTTCGGTAAAGAGATTCGGGCTACAGTCCTAAAGCGCACGCATCTGACTGTGGGCGTAGGCATTGCGCAGACGATGACGCTTTCCAAGCTGGCCAATCACGCCGCCAAAAAATGGCAGCGGCAAACCGGTGGTGTGGTCGATCTCTCTAACGTTGACCGGCAGCGTCGGTTGCTTGCTATTGTACCTGTGGAGGATGTTTGGGGAGTGGGCCGGCGCATAAGCAAAAAACTCAATGCCATGGGCATCAAAACCGCTCTCGACCTCTCAGAGCAAAGTACCTGGATTATCCGGAAGCACTTCAACGTTGTACTTGAGCGAACCGTCCGGGAGTTGCGCGGCGAGCCATGTCTCGATCTGGAGGAGTTTGCGCCGGTAAAGCAGGAAATCGTCTGCAGCCGGTCATTCGGCGAACGTGTAACCGAGTACGAACAGATGCGCCAGGCCATCTGCAGCTATGCGGCCCGTGGCGCCGAGAAACTTCGCGGCGAGCATCAGTATTGTCGCTTTATTTCCGCGTTCGTTAGGACATCTCCCTTTGCGCTCAATGAGCCCTATTACGATAACAGCTCCTCAGTAAAGCTGCTGACGCCTACGCAGGACAGTCGGGACATTATCAACGCTGCGGTAAAGTGTCTGGACGCCATCTGGAAGGATGGCCACCGGTACCAGAAGGCGGGGATCATGCTCGGGGACTTCTTCAGTCAGGGTGTAGCCCAGCTTAACTTGTTCGACGAGAACGCACCGCGGGCCGGTGGCGACAGGTTAATGGAGGTGCTGGATCAGCTGAACGCTAAAGGCGGAAAGGGCACGCTTTATTTTGCTGGGCAGGGCATACAGCAGCAATGGCAGATGAAGCGTGAGATGCTCTCGCCACGGTACACGACGAGATACAATGATCTTCTTAGGGTACGGTGAGAATCAAAGCTTATGTTGGTCCGCTCCGTGCCAGAAACGGACACTGATGACCTTGAACGGTGCTAATCAACAACAACCCAGTCAGGTCTACCCATTCATTTCTTAGAGTAGGAAATGCGGTATCCACTGCCCTCCCTGAAAACGCTGGCAAACCCAGCCTGGCTTAAATGCATGCCGGCAATGATCAGTTTTTCGCTGACAGCTTTTTCCATAATTTTCTTTCTTGTTTCCTCTGCCTGAGCGGGATCGGTGTCGAATAAAATAGAAACCGCCGGCTGCGCTGATTGAATATGAGGATAATGGACAATGTCTCCCCATATTAATAAGCATTTATCATCCGCATTGATGCGAAAACCGGTATGCCCAGGCGTATGGCCCGGTAGCCATACCGGCAGAATGCCTTCTGCTATTTTGTCGCCGTTAAAAAAACGTACCTTCCGAGCATAAGCGTCTAAGGTTTGGCGGACCAGCCAAAAATTACGTTGCCCGCGCTCATTCGCTATGTTGAGTTTTTCATCATCCTGCCAGTGTTGCGCCTCGAGAGGATGAAGAAGAATTTCAGCGTGTTTAAAAA